TTGCAGGCATTAATCCGTTCTTTGAATCAGTTGCAGTACCAATCAGTCCTCCCACAACTGATATATTAGCCGCAATGGCGTCGCTGAATTTTTTCTTTTGTATCATAATTTATTGTTTTTATTAGTTAATCATTCATTCATTGAAAAAATCATCCAAATAGTGTTTGCCTCGTTGGCACTTCTGTATCCGATAAGCTGATAAGCTTTACCATTCACATCGCTGATTGAGTATGAGTTCACCGCATTGAGTACGCTACCATTCGGCGCAATGAATACAGTACTGGATTCAGTGCGTAGTGTCACGGATATTATAACCCTAGTCATCATCGGAATACACCAATCGATCCTTCTACATTCACCCTGTTTTAGGGCTGGTAGTTTTCCGATATTGGCTCCGATTCGTATGGAACCATTCTCTGTCGCTGTCGGTACATTGGTGCTCATCTGCAAAAACAATGACCTGGCATATATATCACCTTTGGCTATCATGTCGTTCAAAATAGCAGTCCCGTTTAAGAAATCGAATAGGATGTTAGGCGTAAACGGACATCCATCTTGACCTAACTTGCTGGGATCGAAATTCTCATAGGAATTGGTCGAACCTCCACTTGCATTCTTACCATACTGACTGAACATGTATCTTTCATAGAATACTGCGCTTGCCAGCTTTGCGAAATTTGCCATAATGATTTTTAAGAATGCAAATTCAGCTTGGTCGAGCAAGTCCCAGGTTCCTTCCCCCCCGTTAGCCGCATAATCGGTCTTCGGATTTATTCCACGGAAAGAACCCACCTTAACAAGCGTGTAATATTGTCCGTCACATGGAACCATCGGGGTACTCCTCTCTGTACGTATATACGTCACAGTGTCGCTATACACGTCAGTTGGATACATAAGCACCTGTGGCTGTTTCTGCACGAACTTTACTTCTGTTGTTTTCGCTGCCAGTGTCATTGTCATTCCTCCGTCGTGATAACAACTGATACATTACCGCCCGCCTGATCGCACATTTCATACGTACAGGTACCGCTGGCTGCAGCCGTGTTGGCTGTGGATGGGTTGAGCACCACACCGGCCGAGTCCATGAATGTGAAGTAGAAGCGCATGTCCTTGTACTTCGTTGTGCTGCCACGCTTGACAAGGGTTGGCGTATAAACCACTGTGTCCTCTTCATTACGTATGGTTTCATCCTCCGGTACCGGGTTGAGAATGATGTCCAGCGGGTCGGACACATCCATCACTGTCTGCACGTCCATGCCGATCATCACTCCGCTCTGATAGACTTCGGCCTTGAACTGACCCGAAGTGTCTACCATGTCTGTTGTGACCGTCAATGTCTGCCCGGTCTGCCCGCTGATAACGCTCCAGGCACCGTTGGACAACTTGTACCATTTGTATGTCAAGCCGGAAGTGATTTCATCCGAACCGACACGGGCCACCGCCTTCAACTTACAGCTGTCGCCCTGTGTCGTCAGGGTGAAGTACTTGTTGTCACCTGCCTGTATGGTCACTCGCTTGGAGTTGCCAACGCCGTAGGTGATTGGTATTGTATATACATACTGAATTTTGTCAGATGTGTTTCCAACGGTCACGGTCGCCTCTCCCTTGATGATACAGGGAGCTGCTCCGGCTGCTTTGACCAGGTTCTTCTTGATGCGCAGCGCATAGTAGTTCTGCACGCCTGCCTGATAGTTGATGAACTCGAAGTGACCGGTCTCTCCGCTGAAGCTGTTCGTCGATATCTTGTTACTGCCAAACGTCAGCTCTGTATCGTTGAAGTACCACTTCATCGACGAGGGCACCACCAGCCCTTCGGCCACACGGCTCGAGGTTAGTACGAATGAAAGAACCGGCTGAAGGGTCGTGAAGTCCGGCGAGATATCTACCGGATTACTGCTGTCTCCATTGTATTCCTGATACAGGTCACCTTTATTGCACATGATGGCCGGCATGTACACGCCTGATTTTTGTGAGAAGATGACCTGACCGACTGCGGTTGCCAGACTCATACGGCACCTCCTTCCTCTTCTTCACCGGCAGGTAACTGCTCTGCTGCAGGTTTGTACTGATCCGGCGTATAGACTTCTGCCGGTGTGTCGGTACCGTCAATTTCAGCCTTCGCCTGTATAGGCTGCAGGCATACACCTCCGACTGATTGAGCACGCTCAAAAATAGTTTCGCCCGGTATGCGGTTCAGATCCGCCTGCCACAGCAGCACATTCCCGTCCGCCGTTTTGTTGCGGATATCTGTCACACCGAGATAATCGGCCACTTCTTTTGTCACTTTTACATAGAATGCCATTATTGCCTCCTTTCTTGGATTAATAAGTCTCTTCGTACATACGCTGGTAGAGCGGTGTATCGTCGTCCAGCGTGATAAATACATTCGTGTCATCGTCATCCACCACCAGTGCCTGCGGCCCTTTGTCCTCGACACGAAGCTCAAGCATCATGCCGTCGGCGAATGGCACCTTCGGCTGGATGCCGATGGCCGCACGGGTGAACGATGCCGCTCCGGCCGCTTTGGTGTACCACACGAACTTGAACCACTCTTCCGGGTTGGGGATCACGCCCATGCTGTCACGGATGAAACCGATGGGCAGTATATACATCGTTCCGCCAGGTACTCCGCAGGTGACACCCTTCCAGTCACATTCCACTTTGGGGATGCGGCGCCGGATGGTGGTCGTTACCGTGGGGTCTGCTGACACCGGAGCAGATGCTTGTGTTCCTCCAGTGTTGTAATGCGCCCGGCATACATAGGTTTGCAGTTCTCCGATGAAGTCACGGTCGATGACCAGCACATTCTTGTTCACAGACACCACCTCCCAGTCATTGTCACCATTGCCGTCAACAATCTGCTCCAGATTGCCGTTGTCGAGCTTCCTATACCAGAAAAAGGTGGCACCGGCCTTGGTTGTTACATCGGTGTCTCCGGCCATCAGCTTGGCGGTTATGGTCTGCTGGAGCACGTCACGGACAGGATTCCAGTCAACGGTCGCCGCTGAGTCGATTGTCAGCACAGGCTGCGCGTCGGTTGCGTCGGACACGATGATGACAGCCGTCAGATTAAACTGGAATACCTGCTTTGTCCGTGTGTCTTCGTAATCGGCCGAGAACTCCAGCGTGATAGGTGTCAGTACCGAAGAGTTCTTCTTGACCGATATCTGCCCCTTGTTGTCGCCGCTGGTGACGATGGTGTAGTCCGTGTTGCCACTGGTTATTTCCTTTCGGGTACCGCGCAGGTTCTCGTACCATCGGATGTTCGTCAGTGCCGAATTGATGGTACCTGACTTGGTGTAATTGTCCGGGTCGGTCGCCGTACACCTCGGGAAGAGTGTCAATGGCGTCAGTGTATAGTCGGGGGCGAACTCTCCTGTGACGGCGTTGTAGAACTGCCGGTCGGCCACGCTGCCGACCACTTCCATGCTGGCGGAGGTCTTCAGGGGCTTGTAGTTCACCTCGATTTTCCGTTGTTTTTTTGCTAAGTCCATATTGTATCAGTTAGAATGTCACATAATTTTCTGCTATCTCCACTTGTTTGCCGTCACGCAGCAAGGCAGTGGCCTTGAACTTACAGCTTGTCCGGTTTTGGTAGTTTGTGCCCAGGTCGTCGAGCGTCAGCGTCAGCTGCTTGCCGGCATCCGCCCGCTTCACCGCCCAGGCGTTGTCTTCGACTACATCGCCCGTGTCGCGCGTCCAGCTCACATCTGCATCAAGTATGTCGGCGGTCACGTCCTGATTGTACAGAGTACCGACCACCTGCAGGGTTGTGAACACGACCGGCTGACCCGCTTCGTCGGTCACTGAGATGGCCTCGTAGTCGAAGTACCAGCCGTTGCTGCTGTCTATCTCGATGGTGAAGGCCGGATTGCCTTCAATCATTGCCCAGCTTACGCATCCATATCTGGGCTCATCGGTGGTACCGGTAACCAGACACATCCACTTGCAGCCATAGTGCCAGACCGCATCATACAGGTTCACCTGTCCGCTTCCTGTATCTACGACATGAGCCGCCTGATAGGGTTCATCGGAAGCGGCCACCTCGGTACTCCATTCGCCACGGTCATTGGCCTGTTGCGGGATGACACCCTTGTAGTCGACGCGAAGAATGTCTTGTACGACAATACCACGGCAATACACGTAGCTGTGCAAGTAGTTGATGGGAAGGTTCGTGAACAGCTCCAGCCTTTTCAGACGACCGATGATGATGCCATAGTTCGATTCCTCAAGTATCGGTTTCGTCACTCCATCAAGGTAACAGATGCAGAACTCGTAGCTGGATATGTACCAGAAGCCCTGTCGCTCTTCATTCACCGGATTGCCTCGTCGTGTGATGGTCATGCCGACAGCTGGCTCGTAATTCTTGCCCCCAGGAACTTCGTCGTCTGGATACAGCACCACATTCAACTTGTTCTCTGCCTGCATGACATTCAGCACGCGGAACCAGCTGTCGTAATAGGCACCGTCTGACAGCAGCGAATTGATGGAGCCATAGGACACATCGTTTTCGGCAAATGCCGTGATGTCTTCTTCCCATCGCCGACGCAGATACAGATCCCAAGTACCGTCATCAAGTTTTTCGATACGTTCGATGGTACCCGCTTCGGAGAACACAACATTGCCTTCTTGGGCAAACCACCGGTTGAAGAGCAGCTCCTTGACGGTCATTGACCCTCTGACCTCCACTCTGTCCGCCTGCATACGTCCGTCAGGGAATAGTCCAATGCCTTTCCCGGCGATCATCGAGTCGATGAACTCGCCGATGGTGAGGAGGAATTTGGTTCCGTCGGGTTGGTCCTTTCGGATGTACCTATTACTTGAAATATCACCAGCTGTGTCCGCATAACCTGCCTTAATCTTCTTCCCATTCACCAGAAGATACTCTTCGACATACGACAACAGGTTCAGCAGGTCTATATTCTTATGCGTATGCCCGACGCCGCCACCTGTTCCGGCGGCAGCGGCCAGCAGCTGCCCGACTACTTCTGCGAGAGCTCCGGCAGTTGTCGTGGACCAGGTCTCACTATACGGGTTTTGGACAGGAAACAAATCCCCCTCGGACAGGGGAAGACGTGGCACCTCAGCCAGCCGAGGGGGTATCGTAAAATTTCCGACTTCAGGGATGGTGATGTCCAGCATGTCAGCCGGAACGTCAGTTCGGGGCAGATTAAGCAGGGGCCTGGCATCGGCATACTTATACGTGAAAGTATAGTTCGTCGGTAACTCACGCAGGTTGCCGGTGACATTGCTCTCCACAACGACAATCTGACGAAGGTAGCTACCTACATAGATGTACTTCTTCTGTGACGGGAAGAAGTCAAGCAACCATCGGGCTTCATCCTTGGTCAGATGCCCGGTATTCTTCTCGTACTTCCGCTCCGTATCGACCCGATATTCTTCGCTCATCTCATCCACTTCGGCCAAGTTATGCGTGTGATCAGCTTCAAGGTTCGCCTTGCCGTATGCCCTGAAGCAATCCACACCGCCCAAAGAGTTCTCGAAGAGCACCCAGTCCTCGCTGATGGAGCGCATGGCGTCGGCGTAGTATCGTTGTATATATGTCAACCGTTCACCGCTGGCGTTCTCAACCCACACATCATAATATCCCGGCTTACCGGCAGGATACAGCAGACTGACGACTACCTGATACTCGACAGGGATGGTGTACGCCTTCCCGGCTTCCACATTACACAGCTCGATGTCCTTCTGCGATGTCACCTGTCCGTCGTCGCCGACAAAGTATCCGCGCAGTTTCACGACACCGGCGACCGGTGCGTAGTAGGTCAGGAACTCCGGCGTGTAATAGGTCACAGGCTTCACAGTCGGCTGCCAGGTGAGCCAGTTTTGCGTCAGAAAGTTCGTGGCCGTGTCAGCCAGGTTGTCCACACCGCCACGTACCGCATGGAAGTTGACCGCTTGCCCGTCAATCTCCGCGGTGAACTCGGCGTGCAGATTGGTCTGCTCATAAGTGCGTACTGCACTGCCTCGAAAATCGAAGGCCAGTTGTGCATGTACGACATCGCGCATATCTATCTCGATGCGTCCCTGACTGTCAGGATCATACCGCTGCGTCAGGACTTCTTCCGTTCCTTTCTTCAGGACGAAAGAAATCTGCGCATCCGAGCTGATGATGAACTTCTTCAGGTTCATCGACAGTGACAGCGCATCGGGTTGTTGAAGTATAGTCATAAGTTATCTGTTTTGCAGCGAAGGTATCACACTTCGTCGGCGGCCGAAAGGACAAGTTAATTATATCGTTTAGTGCAGATCAACCACGCTTCCACCCGGCAATAGACATGCGGATAAGGCATCACATCTGGCATATACGAAACGCGCATGTAGTGCTTCTGCCCGTCGGCGAACTTCTCAGACGGCGCTTCCGGGTAGATGGTTATTGCTCCCTTTTTTGGGGCAGCATCATATTCTTCTTTGCTGATCTCTGTATAGGCCGTCTGCACTGACCAGGTATATTCACTACTGCGATATATGTCATAATCTCCTGTATCCTTAGCCACAGATATCGGATCGTAATTCCGAGTCGTTAAAAACGTGGATTCAACTGGCTCATCATGGCCGCCTAATGTGTAATGAAGTACATCAATCATCAGGCGCTGCCCGTTGATGACAACAGGCATACAAGCTGGCAGGCTGTTCTTCAAATGATCAGGTAGCTTCAATTCTGCCGTGACCTGCAGGAGCGAATTCCGATAGAGTTCATCCATCCGACGCCAGAACTTTTCATAAATGCCGTTGTATCCCACATATTGAAGAGAATAATCGCCGAGTCGGAGCGATTGGTTATAATCGTCTTGCGCGTATGCAGCTGTTGTTCCTACGGGGACTCCATTCACATAAGCGGCAAATGCTAATATGATTTTGGTCGGTTCATCATTCGATTGTACTTCTACATTTGATTCTGTTTCGATGCCCTCGACAGACAGGTTGGAATTCGTGAATTTTCCGCCTCCTATATAGAGTACATACACCTCTCGACCTCTGCTTCGATCATTGGGCATAGTTCCATTAGGGTTACGAAGAGCTGGTATGCAGTCGGGTATGGTGATTTCTTCTGCCTCCAGACTCTCACCACTATCGTACCCCATGGTGCTGTCGGAGATCTGCTCCAAAATTGTCTTAACAAGTACACGTACACGCCCAGGCTGACAGATAATCTTGTAGCCAATTCGTTGGTAGCTTCCATTCACTTCCTTGGTACCGACAAACTTATAAGTGGCTATCATACCTTCGAGTGTTTCGGGATTCTCGGTATCCAAATCCCCTTCAGTGGCTTCCTCCGATTTCAGGGTGATTCGCCTATAGGTATCGGGGGCTTCAACCTGCAAATGACTGGTGAGATACCCTGATAAATTCGCTGATGCTTCTTTGTCGATCACTTCATTGAATAGTACGATTCTCACTGTCCGAGCAGCTTCGTCTGTGATAAATTCGCAGCAGAATTTCTTTCTGAACACGTTCAAGATGTCACCGCAGGTACATTCAGGTACCAAGTCAGATAAACGGATAACTCCGTTCACCAAAGCATCGCAACAGTTGTTAATGAATACCATGTCCGGGAATGGTGCGGTTTGGGAGAAAAAATTCTCCTGTAACTCATACCCAAAATGCTGAAGGATACGTTTCAGCAGGTAATTCGCCTTCAGGAATGGGCTGATATAATAACCGGCGGACAGCTCAATCGTATCCTCACCCGACTTCTCCGTACGATCGACAGCGTTGTAGAAATCGAAATTTGACGGATCACTGAAATTAGATTCGTACCATCTTCCATATTCGTCTTCCGCGCCGTATCTATTGATCCACTTGTAGATTGTTTTTCCATCCTCATCAGTTTCTTCAGAGGCAAGGAGCACGGGGAAGATTCCGAATCGGTCCAGATATGAGCTAGTTTTCTTCGCCAACTGACGGCAGAACTCAATCGCCTGCTCGACGGTGGTTACACCGGGGATGGTCTCTTCACCAAAGACATCGCTCACTAGGGTCTCATCAACCTGCGCGAGAAATGATCCTTCATTCAAATAGAGAGTCGTAGTAATGCTATCCTTTCGCTTCGCCCCCAAGATAGCTTGGCGAGCGGGCTGGCTGAAATGTCCATCCTGCACGGTACATTCGATGTCAGCACGTGGCCGCTGCACATTGCCCAGCATGTCGGGATAACCGCACAATTCACGGTTAACGTCGGTATCTGGCAACTCGATGGGCGTCGTTTGCTCGCCCCACTCGTTGAAAAAAAGGTTGGGCCGCTCAATCTCTATCTGTGTGCCTGGCTTCAGCTGATAAGCCTTTCCTGTCTTGGTATTCGTTATCTTCATAGCTCAACAATCATTTACTTCCAAGTTTACGGCTTCTGTCGCGTAGCTGCTGTTTCCGATCGAGTTCGGTCAGAGCGACAGAAGCGGACACACCGTTTCTTTCCAGATTCTCAATGGCTACAGCCAGCCTTTCAATCAGACCATCATTCATTCCGGAGGATACAGGTGTCGGTCGTGTCGGTACCGGCGTGTTTGGGATACGATAATTCCCCTGCGCATATTGGGCGACACGTCCACGACTTTCGTTGATGGCTTGCACGACCAGCGGATAATTGATGTGCTTCTGTAGCCGACGCAAGTCGTCGGCATTCACTATCAGCTCAGACCCACGTTCCGAGATCAATGCCGGACTGCTGACAATGCCTGTCGGTGCAGGCCCGATATAGGGTACACCGGAATAAGTCCTTCCGTCCGATGCCCCGATAACGTTATATCGACCACTTGCATATTGGTTGACACTGGCCACACGTTGATAAGTGGTACCACTTTCTCCGCTACTGGTGCTGCTTCCACCGTTACGGTTGCCTATCAAGCCCTTCAGTGCTGTGCGGGCGGCCGCCAACAAACCGCTGACTGCCGCTGCGGCAACTGCAGAGGTGGCGATACCGGCGACACCCTTCGTCCCGATTTCAGTCATACCACTCTCAGCTGTAGCGGCTGCCGCCTTGGCGGCCAATTCGGTTAACCAGGCATTGATCATTTTATTCAGCACATCGTAGATGATATCAATGGTGGCATCTCCCAAGGCCTCCATGGCCGACTTCTGCCCGCTAATGACTTCGCCAAGGGCGTTCCCGAATTCGTCGGCATAGCCTTTCATCCGGCTGAAGCGTTGTTGGTATTCCTGTTCCATCGTCCGGCTGTCGCGCTGCGTCGAAGTCTTCTCCTTCTTGCTGCGTTTATTCTGCTCATCCTCATACTCTTTCATGCACTTAATCTTGTACTCCAACAGCTGGTCTTCAATCTGCTTGCGAGCTTCCGCATCGAGCCCCGCTATCTCCAACATACGTTGCAGATGCATAACCTCAAGTTGCTCGAGTGCTTCGGTGTACTGCTGATGGCTGTCCAGGTTCTCATCATTCCCGTTGGCATACGCTTCCTTCAGTTGCCGCTGCTGTTCGGCATAAATTCGGTTCTCTTCCTCTACAGCACGCTTGATGGATTCTTGACGCTCCTGCAGCTGGATATCTGCCAGCTGTTTCTCCGCATCGACAGCTTCCTTTGTTCCGCTACCGGATACTTCCATCACCCGTTGCAGATACTTCTTCTTCTCGGCCAGCAAACGGTCGTTGTACTGCTGTTCGGTTTGTAGTTCAGCATCCTTCCCTTCGGCATAGATACGGGTGATTTCCGCCTGCGCCTGTTCATACAAGATCTTTTCTCGTTCCAGGGCGGCGCGTCGCTGCTTCTCGGCTTCCTTCTCATCGACCGACGAAGCACCGCTCTTCTTCGGTGCATTTCCGGTCACGGTCACTTCCGGCAGTTCGTTGGCCGGTTTCCCGGGCATCCAGCTGGCATACTTGTTTTCAACCTTGGCCAGCTTGCGGTTCATGTCATAGACACTCTGAATGTAGTCTGCCATGTCTTCACTGAAGCCTTTGGCGATGGAGTTCTTTCCCAGGTACTTCGCCTTAATGGTGTGCCATGCCTGACCGAAGGCATCCTGCCACTTCTGCCCGGCAGAATAAAATTCAGTTGTAATCTGCTTTACTTCGTTGATGGCGACCGTAGCCAACTCGTTACTTCCAAGGCTCTTCACCAAGTCCTGACGCATGCCTTCAATCACTTCAACCTGCGTCTTGGCCGCCTCGCTGGTAATGCTGCCGATTTCCTCGTTCTTGTATTTCATGGCCAGTTGGGTGACCAGCGTTCGGTTGATGCGCTTGTAGGCCTCATTGATTTCATCGAGGTTACTTTTCTCTGTCAACAGGTTGGGCAGGTAGGTGCCGTATTTGTCGTTAATCTGCTGGATGATGTCCCGACGCTGCTGCGAACCTTCAGCCGTCCGCTTCAGGGCTCCGAACAGCGAATCCAGCGAATGCTGCTCGCTGATCAGTTCGCCGTTCATGCGTGACAAACTGTCCGTTGCTTCGTCGCTTCGCTTTGACAGCTGGTACAATCCGACGCCGACAGCGGTTACTATAGATAGAATCAACCCGAGCGGGCTCTTTGATATTAATAAAGAGAACTGCTTCCAGGCTGCTGAAGCCAGCTTGATATTTCCGGTCAAGGCATACTTGGCCGATGACAGCAGCAGGGTTCCTGACAACAGGGTCTTGTTCCAAACGGCCTGCAGTTTGTCAACAGCGAGCGTGGCCAGTTTGGCGTCCTTCAGCTTGGTTTCCCACAAGGTGGCTATCTTAACACCTGCATAGTACGCGGCTATCGAAGCCGTCAGCGTTGTAATCACACCGATGTGCCGCACGATAAAGTCCACCAGCTTGACCCCCTTCTGAGTCCAGTTCACAATGCCGTTGGCTGCGCTCACCAGTCCGGGGTTCAGTTTTTCCATCAAGGCGATACCCATTTCCTGCATCTTGTTTTTCGCCTGGTCGAGCTTGGCAGCCGCTGTCTGGCTCTTGATACCGGCCTGCTCGATGGCGACACCGGTACCGGTGACGGCCTGTGTGTAATACTTCACCTTCTCCGTTTCGTTGATGAGCACACTGGCCACGTTGTAGCCTTCCTCGCCGAACATCTCCTTTATCTTGGTTGCGTTCAGCTGCTTGGCGGCCAGGTTGTCCAGTGCCGTCTCCAACCCGACGATCTTCGGATTGGTTTCGTCGGCTCCCGTCTGCAGGGTGAGGAAGAACTTCTTCAGTCCGGTACCGGCCACTTCGTCCTTGATACCCTTTTCCGCCAGTGCCTCAATCATACCCACCGTCTGCTCAATGCTGACGTTGGCAGACGCGGCAGCCACACCGCTGTTCCGTAAGGATTTGGTGACGGACTCCACAGCGGCGGAACCATATTTCGAACCTGCCGCCATTACATTGGCGTATCGGGCGGCTTGGTCGGCACCGTCGCCGAACTGGTTCAACGAAAGGGTGACGGCATCAACGGCATCCTTCAGTGTCATGCCGCTGGCCTGTGCGAGAATCAATGTTTGCTGTGTGACGGCGTTCAATGCCTCCTTGTCCTGCAGCAGTTCAGGCTTGGCCGAACCTACCAGCTTGTAGGCATCGAGTATTTCGGTGGCCGACTGGCGGATGCGGATGCCGTTCTCGTCCATCGAGGTGGACAGACGCTTGGCCTGCTGCTCCAGCCATGCGATGCTTTCCTCGTCCAGACCTGTCAGGGCCTGCACATCGGCTTTGGCTTCTTCGCGCTTGTTGCGGGCTTCCCGAAGCTGGTTCAGCTTCAGCGTGAGGCCGGTGACGGCGGCAATGGCGGCACCAATGATGCCGATATACTTATTGATGAAATCGTTGGCTCGCAACCATACGTTACCCTGTGAGCCTACCTCCACCCGCATGGCCTTCTGGGCGGCGGCCACCTGCAGGCTGACACGACGGTTCTGCTCCAGTGCGGCGTTATATTTCTCTGTGCCGGGCACCGCATTCTGCAAGTCCTTGCGGACCTGCTTCTGCACGGCCAGCAATTCCTGATACGTCGCGCCGCTGAGGTTCTTCAGTACACGGTCTGTTTCTTCGACCTTCTTGCGGTAGGTCTCAAGTGTCCGGGTTTTGGCATTCAGTTCCTTCTGCAATTCCTTGCTTTTTGCCTCATAGTCGGCTTCACCCTTGTTCAGGCTGGCCAACTTGGCTTCCAGCTTTTGCACGGCAGCTTCTACCTTGGCGATGCCCTGCTGGGCTTCGCTGCCATCAATATAGATCTTGATACTTCGGTTTAAATCGTTTGCCATATCATTTTTCGATATAAATGCGTGTTGCGTCCAATATCATAGTGTCAAAGTATTCCAGTACAATGCTCTCGAGTTCACCGAGGCGGCTTTTCACAACAGGGTCGAACCAGCGGAATGCCCGTCGGTTCCCGCTGTCTTGCTTCCCGAGTGACGACGGATCTGTATGTCTGACAATGCCTGTACTGATTTCGACACCATTTATTTTCTTGATTTTCTCCCATTTTGAACCGAGCCAACCACCTTGCCCACGCCCGGCACCTTTGTGGATGTAGATTCCATGTCGGGGAAAGCTGAATCCGATACGGTTGACAATTCCGTACTTGTCTGTGTACAGGTTTGGATGGAGTTCACGGGCGATGCGAAGGCTGCGAGAGGACACGGTCGCCCTAAGTTGGCTGGTTACCTGGTCGGCCCAACGCTCCACAGCCTTATTGAATGCCGTCAACCGGTCTGCATCCTTCGCCATCTCAAACCGTTCGGTTTCGCTAATGGTCTCGAGACGTATCAGTCGGCTGGAGTCAGCTCCGGCCAACCGCTCCGCACGCCGTCTGGCCGCATTGTACCGTCGGAGTTCCTCCCGGTTTTCAGTCAATCGTTTGTAGAGTCCCATTGTTTATTCCTCCCAGTATTCCGGTTCAACCATAAATGAATTGTAGCTGATGATACGATACGTCAGCACGACACCATAGAAGCCGTCGCCGATGGGCCCGATTCCGTTGAGCGTCGTGTTGCGGTCGACGGTTTGGGTATAGGCCAAATCGGGGTCGGCCAGCAGGAAGTTCCTCACCTGCTTGGCCAGCTGCTTGCAGGCGGCCACGGCTTCGTTGATGCTCTGCGGCTTGTCCCGCTGGGTGTTGCGGGCCAGGATGATGCTGTAGGTGTCGTTGTCGCTCAGGGCGTCGGCTCCGTTGCCGGCCGACTCGCTTTCCTGTCCGTCCACGGCGATCATCACCGTGCCGGTGACGCCGGACAGACGGTCTTCAAAGTTGTAGAGGTCTTCCAGCCCGAAAGCTGTGAAGAACCGGGGGCGGGCATCGGTGTGGGCTACGGCCTTCAGATGCCGGGCCAGTCGCTCGCAATAAGCGAAGTGGTTGTATTCCATAACGGCACAAATGGTTGGTTACGGATACAAAAATAGCCCGCACTTGGCGGGCTATAAAGGACATTCTTCTGTATGGGTCATTCGTCCGGCAATAGCAGACAAATCAGTTCTTTCAACCGCAGGGCGGCGATGCGTTTCTCTTCTTCCGAGGCAGTCGCAGAGGTTAGCACGGTCAGCAGGTTCAGGGCTTCGACGCGGGTCATTGGGCACCTCCTTTCTCGTTAAGGATGAAGCAACGCATGGTGTCTTGCAGATACAGCACTTCTCCAGCCAGTTTCAGCCGCTCCTCGTCGCTGCCCATGTCGTCACGGATGATTCCTGTCAGCACTCGTTGCAGCGTATCGACATGTAAGGAGGCATAACCCCGCTGCTGGAGATCGTAGAGGGTCTCCACGACCTCAGGTGTCAGGTTTACGGTGGTCTCGCTCATCTCTTGCCTCCCTTCTTCGCTTTGATGACACAATACGCCAGTGCCAGCACGGCGGGCGGGAAGATGAAGGTAACGGCCAGTGCGCCGATGGCACCCACATGCCAGGCATCGCGGGCGGTCTTGATTTGGCAATCTGCAGGGAGAGCCTTGTTGAGCAGTTCACGGATTTTGCTCGCCTTATTCGTGAGGTGAGCAGGCACGGCGGGCGTGCCGAGGGTCAGTTCTTTTTTCATTTTTGTTCAGCAGTTTAAAATGAAACAATAAGTTAATAATACGGGAAAGCGGCCCTTTCAGTACCCAAAAAATTAAGAAACTTGCCTAAAAAACGAAAGTTCCGCTTTCCCGCTGCTGAACACCTTGACAAGGCCGGGAGGCCATTAAGCACTCCACACGGGGGTCGGAACTATATAGTTAGCCGATAGGCATAAAAAATGCCAACGGCAATCGGTTGGCGAACGTCTCGTCGCCTTGTCAAAATGTTCAGCACTGCAAATATAGGGATAGTTTTCAATATAGCAATAAAAAAGCGGAACTTTTTAGGGTTCCGCTTCGATTATACATTCGTTTTATTTTTTTAATCCATCTATGGTATCCAATGCTTTTTCCATGAATTGAATCAATTCCTGTATCCTCTTGCCGGATATATCTATTTGCGTATCTCTATGAGTATGTTCTGTCATAAACGATACTTTCCACTCTCTTGCACCTTTATATACACTTGCGCTTTGATTGGTTTCAGTTACATACATTAGTTGGGTAATATGCTCATGTTCTACTCCTATGATATTGTTTTTTGCATGTCTAAGCAAAAGCAATACGTTCTCCAAATCTGCCTCCGTATAAATACCTATACAAAGATTCTTTTCCAAAGGAGCTACATAACGATATCGCATATAATAGTCTGTCATGCCAGACCTGATGTCTCTTACAGATACGACCTGATAAATGATTTCATCCCTGTCAAGGCTTCCTATGTTTTGATAAACATATTCGCCGACAGAACCTTTGACATCCATTATGTCGTCGCGAGATTGTGCAACCATCCATAAGGACACAAGCAAAAAGCTCAAACAAAATAAAGACCTCTTCATAATTGTGCTTTCATTAATTGGCGAACCCCTCCCCCGCACGCGCCCAAAGGTGTAGTTATACCTTAATCCGGCTTCACGGATTACGTGCAGGAAAGGGGTTCATGTTACTTAACTTTATTGGGCAGAGGCGAAAATAGTTATAGTTTTTGGAAATACAAGGGGAATAGTGTATTTTTGTGAAAAATAATTCATTACTTATGACTAACGAAGAACGTATATTGTTGCTTGAGAACCGCTGCGAGAGGATGGACGAGGATTTTGAGATTCTTCACCGTTCCATCAGCCGCCTTCCAGCCATTGTTTTAGGATGTTTCGTATCGGGTCTGATAGCAGGAGTCCTGTTATGCTACCTGTTATGAAAGAGATTAGGCCTACGATGATGTTCAGGTTCTTCAGCCTCAGGTTCCTTTCCTTCAGATATTGCAGGCTTCTTTCAGTAAGGGCCTGCTTCTTTTTCTCTGTACAATAAGCCTGATAGCTTCCATGTAACTGGATGGCTTCATATCCTTTCGTGGTGATTTCTACCTCGCAGTCGTCCTCCGTGGGGTTATGTTCTTGAATCAATCCTTCCGCGACCAGTTGTTTCCTATAGGTATATAATTGAACGGCGTGCAGATGAATATCCAATGGGGCAAAGATGTCTTTCTGTATGCATTTCCTGACAGGTAGCTTGTACAGGTCGCATAGAATGGTGTTTTTCATCTTGGCACCCAAATCGTCCTCTTCACTTGTATGAATCATTTTTTCATGGGCGAACCCCTCACTACAGTGCGCCAACAGGTGAACGATTGAAACACCTGAACCCGACTGACTACGGGTTACACTGCGGTAAGGGGTTCATGTTAAACGTTTTTGTTTTGGCGATAGCAAATATATGGATAGTTTTTGGTTGAACAAATAAAAAAGGCGGAACTTTTCAGGGTTCCGCCTTTCATTTGTGGCAGTCCGGCCTTGCTGAAGGGCCTTGCCGCCGATGCCCGGGTCAGAGGCTGCGATGTATTGACCGAGAAAGAGCTGACAAGCGGCTGGAGAGGTCGCTTAAAGAATCAGCCAATATCTTCAGTTCTTCGTTGGTGAAAGCCGTCGGCTTGCCGTTTACGTTTGTGTTGTTTATCCGCTGGTTCATCCAGGCACGGCTTTTCCCGAAATATTTTTCGGCGATGTAGGCCATCGACACGGCCTGCCTGATGTCGTCGAGCATGGCGCGTGTGTCCAAGTCTGTACGCTTGCGGTTCCGGTTCTTCATGGCTTCACGCATGTATGCTCCGGCTTCCTTCTTCTCTTCGGGCGTTTCGGTGAGCGACATGGCTTCAGCCAGCAGCCTGTCCGACTCCTTGCGCCCTTCTTCGGTATTCCCGTGAGGGATGTTTGCCACAAACTGGTCAATCAGTGATTTTACCTCAGCTTTCATATCGAGATGAATTTTGTTTCTACACAAAAAAGCGATGCCTTGCGATGTAGAAGATACCGGGGCTGCGGGATTGCAGCCCCGGGCTTCTTTCATTTCAGCTTGTCCGGTCAAGATAGTCACTGATGGCATCTATCACAGCCTGCTGAAATTCCGCTTCCGAATACCACCCGTCAGCAAGCAGAGTGGCTTCGTAGCGGAAGAGGGTGCGGAGGTTCTCCAGCAACTCCTCCCGAGCATTTAGCTCTTCATCGGTTTGAAACATCGCTATCATCTTTCGATGACATGACAAAAGTAATAAACATTTGTGTATTATCCAAGCGACTGTCCGATAAATAATAAACATTTGTATATTATTAACGGAAGACTAAACTTTCGGCTGCATCTTTTCCTTCATCTCCTCCTGAATGCGCAGCTGCTCGTCCATCGAATACAGGGCATCGACAAACAAACCCTTGCGCACGCTGTCCTTCTTGGTCATGTCGTGATTGGCTAGTGAGTCGAGCAGGCGGAGCTGGCCGTCGAATACGTTGCCGACAATCTTGCCACCGCCGCTGCCGCCAAACACGCGGGGATAGCTGGCTGCCCAGTATTCCATGCTGCCCAGTATGAACCAGTACATGACCATCTTTCGGGTGGCCGACAGGCGGCGCAGACGGCGGGCATCGCGCTCCAGGCGGTCAATGTCGAACGTCCGGCCCGTGTGCCAAAGGCAGGCCAAGGCGTACTCCAGCTTCTGCGGGTCGGCAGCCGCAGCATCCAGATAGGTCTGCAGGTACATGAACTGCTCGAAGGTGATGTCGAAGAGGCAATCATCGGGGCCGGTGAAGCGGCGTAGACGGACGCGCAGGCGAGGATACGGGTTCACGGTCAGCCCGGGACTGATGCAATAGATGTTCTGATACTTATCCTTGACAATCCGCAGCAACCAGTCGAAGAGGTTGGACATGGTAATCACTTCATCGACCATCAACCGATAAACCTTCCTGCGGATACGCACGGCGTATCGGTTTGATTGGATGCCCACCACCTTGTCGGGATTGACGCCCCGCAGCTTGGGCGGGCGTTTCATCCGGGCACCCAGGCAGTAGAGCAGCATCAGGATCTTCAGTTGCTCCACAGGCTGGTTACCTTGTGAGATGCGTGCCAGGTACTCCAGTTGTTTACGTGTGAGTCCGTCCCAAGAAGACGGTACTTGATAGGTGTCGTCGTTGATTTGAATGGTATGCATGATTCAGCTGATTGAGGTGAATATCTTTTTATTCTTTTCGTTCCAGTGCATCACACCGCTCTCGCTCGCTTCGCCCGTTTCATCGGGATGCTCACCCTTCCAGGCTTCAATCTTGCCTGCGTAGTAGGTCGCCTGTGAGCCATAGTAATTTCCCGTCATCTCCAGATCCTCATACAATGGCCGGATAATCGGTGTAAATTCTGGTTGGTTCCCGTTCAGTCGCTGCTCGCGCCCGGTCTGCGAGGTGTGCAGTTCGGCACACTTGGCAGCCATGTATCGCACGCACAGCAGGCGCAAATCGTCGGGCTCTCCGCTGACCACACGGCCGTACAGCTTCTCGCCCAGCATTTCGGCGACATTGCGCACCTGCAGCTGAAGCAGAACGGGCAGCATGGCCCGGTAGCTCAAGGTGGAGTAGTCGATACCTACCAACCCTTCGTCCTGGTACTGGCGGGCACTGCGTATCAGGCAACCGCCGGGCGTTATTTGTCCCTGATGCTCGATATACTCGGGGTATTCATCGGCATGCGCGGCCAGATAGGACAGCAATCGGTCGAGAGCCTGCATGCCACGGTAGTAGAGATTGGCCTTGGCCGCAGCTATCTTGGCGTCACTGGCCGGCGAACGTTCGCCCTGCTTGTTCTGCACGGTGATGCCCGCGTCGCCGTACTGGATGCCCAGTTCGTCGGTGGCCAGTGATACGGCCAGCGGGCCGAGTGCGCGGCAGATCTTTTCCTTCAGGGTTTCGTCGGCTTCAGCCTTGGACAGCGTAGCCTCCCCGATATTCGGCTCGATATAGATGTCGGTCGCGTCCTGGATAAATGGCCGGACGGACTCAAAAGGCACGACGGCATTCATCTTCACCGTCTCGCGCAACTGCTCTATGTCTGTAATCAATAGGTTCATAATGCTTCATTAATAGTTCATCATTCTTCGTTCTCCGGCTTGATGCCTGTATTCTTCACCGCTCCCGTGCCCTTGTCTAGGGTTGTGAGCTGGCAGTTTGTCACACTGAAATAGATGTCTTTCGGCCAGCCGTTCAGTTCCTTCACCACATAGAGCGGTTCCAAAGTGGCTTCCTGAAACATCTTGTTCAGTGCCTGGGTGATGATGAAAAGCTCGCGGGCCTCTGTGCCGTTGATGCTTTTGTTCTTGCCGGGGCTGGAGCCGATGATACTAGGGTGTACGCCCATGCCGTAGCTCAGGGTGTTGCTGGTCTCCTCCGAGTCCTCAATATACTCTCCTCCATCCGGTGCCGACTGTAGCGGGGTGATGATGATGTCCTTGTCTTCCGTACCCTTCACACGGTCGTAACGGAAATGGCTGACGAAACTCTTCCCGGCGTTCTCCTCACCGGTCAGGTAGTCATTCATTTCCTTCAGGAAGGCTGTTCGTAGTTCTACCTGTTTCTTTTCGTCCACAGCCTTATGCTTGGCGTACAGTTCAGTCCAAAAGGTGTCCTTGATATAAACTAGGTACCGGAGCGACATTTGGTTCTTGATGAGCGACTTCTTCAGCACCGGTATCGCGCTGGAGAAGTCATACCAGCCGCTGGCGAAAATGCTCCACCAGTAAGGCCGACCGTAATAGAACCGTCCGGGCGTGTTCATCTGGATATTGTGGATGAACCGCCGCTGCTTGCCGATCTCCTTCAACCCGTTGTCATTTGGCAGCTTGCCCATGCGGGTCATCAGGTCGCGCAACGGTGCCTGTCTATCCAGCAGCGGGGTGGCTATCAGGTCGGTAGGCGCCCCATTGTGCCACTCTGCGCTATAGCCGTGCCACTCGCTCTTCCCGGTCTTTTCATCAATTTCACTGATACGTGAACAGGTGGCTTCCTTCGATTTGATCTGCACAATCTTCGGATTGTCGTCACGGTTGAAGATGTATTCCACATAGCTGTCGTAGAAGATGGCCAGGTCATTGGCTATCTCCATACGAATATGGTTGTAGTTGTTCATCCGCAGAAAGTCGAATATTTCAGGCTCCTCTTCCGGCAGCACTTCTTTCTTCTGAATGTTCCCCTGTTCGTCACGGTTCATACGGTACACCAACAGTCCATCCCCATAGATGACCTTGGTCTTGAACTCCACGTTCGACCCAACGGTCACATTGGTACCGATGCGCTTCATCACCAGGTAAGGCATGTTGTTTTCACTTCCGCGCGGCATGAACTTGATGGGGCTCTTCTCGCCCTTGGGCACAACCTCGATGCCTCTGTCTTCCCGGTCGGTCACGATATCGCGGTTGTCACTCAGCTTCACCATGTTCTTGGCTCCTTTCATCACGGCGTAGGGTGTATAGCCTTGCCCGATGAGTTCGTTTAATTCTTCACTCTTCATTCCTCATTCTTCATTTAGAAATAGACTTTCAATCCGTTAATCCTCGTAATCAGACACCGGCGTATCTTCCGGGGGCTTGTCTCTCCGGCTGGCAATACGTTCACGGTACTTCCGTCGCTGTGCCACGAGGTGAGCACGGCACGCGGATAGTCCACCAGTTCGCCGGTGCTTCGTTTGCAGTATTGCAGGCTGAACTCGGCCGGTCGTCCGTTCACCCTGCGCTCCATGATGTCTCTCAGTTGTCGTTGGTGTATCCTCTTTTCCATGCGGCAAATGTAAGCTGCAAAAGTTTCGTGCGAAAGGACAGCGGTGACCCTCACGGGTCGATGCCAATGAGGGCGGGGGTAGCAGCATATAACACAAAAATTAACATATTCATTCGATCCTTTTTCGCAGGGCGGTGCGAGGTTGCTTCGCAGAAACAAGGGAAATTTTTCCCTTGTTGAACCCTTTTCTTTTTGGTAGTCTGTTTTTTACATTTTTCTCTGTGAGAAAAGGCGGGGCGCGAAAAATCCATGCGGAATAGTTATACATATCCGCACGGATTTTTCGCGTTACAGGGTAGAAAGTGACCTTTCTGTGATGGTAAAAGCGTCCACGCAGGGGTCACCGCTTCATTCGATGCCGTGACCGGTTATTCCACCCTGTCAATTTCCATCGTTGTACAGGCTGCGCTTTATCTGCACAAGGATAGCATCGACAAGGCAGAGCGGTGAGCTCAGCGCTTCTGTCTTCCACTCGTTTTCTTCATCCTTCACTCCTGTTTATCCATTCACCTGGCACACGGCATTCGCTTTTTTGTGCTGCAAAGGTAAATGTTGACGTCACTGGCTCAAGTTCGGGCTTTCTGTTCTCCAAAAAATCTCCACCCTTCGGGTCGTATTCAGGCTTTCCGGTTTTGGAAGAAAACTTGCTCTTGCTCCTTACAACACCTTTTGAGGCAGCGTAAAAAAGGCGAAACATACCGCGCGCGACAGGCGACGGAATAAAAAAAAAAGTCGTTCAGGGAAAACGAGAAACAAAAGGCTCACACCCACGGCTCAAGGTTCAAGAATAAATTCAAATTTCTAAATATTTACAACTATGTCAACAAGAAAATTTATCATCCCCGAAGATTGGAAGAAGCAGTGGTCTAAGTTTATGGTTACGTTTTTCGACTACCTCCCAACACATTACGAGGCAAGCAAAAGAGAGTGGGCTGTCCGCCGTATGATATGGGATTTCAAGGACGGAAAGCGGAGTGTCAAGGTGGCCGAACTGGTGGCAAAGAAAATGCGGGAGCAGTTTGGCGCAGGCGTTGAAAACTTGACGCTTGTATGTATCCCAGCCAGCAGCGGCGAGAAGAACGAAGCCCGCTATAAGGTTTTTGCCGAAGAAGTGGCGAGGCTGACGGGCTGTCAAAATGCCTACAATGCAATCACCATCGAGGGCGGCCGTTTGGCCATACACGAGGCAAAAGGCCGCAAAGTGGTACGGGAGGCCGAAGTCATCAATTTCGACAAGGATTATTTCAAGGGAAAGCAATGTTTGATTTTTGACGACGTACTGACCCAAGGCCACAGCTACGCCCGCTTTGCGTGCGCTCTCGAAAAGATGGGAGCGGAAGTTCTGGGAGGTTATTTTCTGGGTAAAACGATTTTAGGCAATAATTAAATTTGAAGCAATGAAGAGAACGAAGAGAAACGGAGGAATACAGCTTTCCTTATTTGACGACATGCGGGAAGTGACAGACAATGAGTTAATATGCGAATTGACAAACAAGCCCGTAGTGGCGGAAGATTGGACGGGCGAATACCGTTTGGAAAGGTTATTCAACAGCTTGACACCTCACCGCAGGCGGATAGCAAAAGCAGCGGTAGAACTTTACAAGCGTAGGGAGATACGGGAAGACAGACGTACGCAGATAAGGCACAGCAAGGACGCTTACAAAGAGATACAGCCGTATCTGTGCGACTTGCAGAACGAAGAGTTTTGGATAATATGCTTGAATAATGCGAGCAGGGTAATAGACAAGGTACGCATCAGCGTAGGTGGCATTACACAGACAATGGCAGACATTAGGCTAATAATGCGGAAACTTGTAGAAGTGAACGCCACTTGTTTTATTGCCGTTCATAACCATCCGAGCGGCAACGTGAGGCCGAGTGTCGATGACAACCGACTGACGGAAAAATTAAAGAATGCGGGCAATTTGTTTGATATTAAATTGGTTGACCACCTGATAATAGCTCAAAGCAAATATTACAGCTATGAGAATGAAGGGCTACTGTAAGAGATGGGCGCCTCGGGCGCCCCCTTCGTTTGCTCGCACGCTCGCAAACGAAGGGGCCCCAATATAGGTTAGGCTTGATTTCCGTTCCTTCAACCACGGAGGGGATATTATTTCAAAAAGAACGCACCGCACTCTACCATCCCCGGTTCTGTAAAACAGAAGTTCATACCATACCACAGGGTGTCGAATGCATCGGTGATATGGGTCTTGTATTCGTCGGGCGTGTCGGGCGTGTCCGGCGTACCTTCGGGCGTCTTGTCCTTCTCGAAGCCGTTCTTTCCCTGACGAACGCCGGTCTGCTCTAGGGCGATCTTCAGGAATTCGTTGTTGTAGAGGTTGATGCGGATGAGCAGGAAGTCGGGGTCGCCCTTCAGCGAGCGGTCGATGTTCAGATGCTTCCAGTCGTGGCGCGGAGCCTGACCCACGTACACCATCTGGACGGTGTAGCCGTTCTCTTCGAGTACGCGTCGGATGATGTCGGCGTAGCTTTCGTTGCTGGCGCCCGTCTCCCAGGTGAAGGTGTGGTCGTAGTACACCACGACCTCGTGCTTCAGTTTGGGTCGGTAGTAGTCGGCCACCTGCTTCACCAGGTCTTGCAGTTTGCCGGGTGTCTTGACGTAGAACGATTTCAGCACGCGCATCGTCCCGCCATCCTTCTGGCCGACGCAGCACGTGCTGATGGAGGCGTTGGAGTCGAACGCCAGATGTAGGGGTGCATCGAAATCAAGGTCTCCGTCGCCCAGGCAGCCGCTGGCGGTGAGCCGCTTCCAGTCGGCACCCAAGGCTTGGAGGCGTCCGCTGTCCGTAGGGGTGTAGAAATGCACCTTTTCGTCCAGGGCCGAATAGAAGCCATTCTCCACCCGGTAGAGCCGCTCGTTGAGGAAGGCGGTTCGCCACACCAGCGGCGGCGAGTCGCGGTACATCTGCCAGATGTAGTCCTCGCCCAGCACTTCGAGGTTGTCGAAGACATCGTACTCGCCGTAGAACACGGTATATTCACGTGTCTTGCCGGGGGCAGGATGCACCGGCGGCTGGTAGCGGCGGGCGATGTCGAGGTCGCTCCGCAGCTCGCGGATCTGCCGCTGCACATGCTCGGTCAGCGGCTTGCGCTTGTACTCCTTCAGCTGCTTGTACAGGGTGCGAATCAGGTTGATGTGGTCGGTGTTCATCTCCTCGCGCTTGTCGAGAATCCAGCGTCCCATGGCGGCGGTGGGCATGTCGGTGCTGTAGCATACGCTGTGATGGTGGGGGCAGTGGCCGAAGTACTGGCGGTTGCCACGGTTGGCCGGATTGACCTCGCTCTTGATTTTCTCGTAGCTGAGAAACTTGGCTTCGGGCCCGATGACCCAATCGATGGACATGGAGTTGGCCGACATGCCCTGGTTGAACGACAGCACCACCATGACGGTGCCGTTCCAGAAGTGGAAGGCGTTGTTCCAACCTTCCCGCATCAGGGGGCGGACAGGTAGGCGGAATCCCATCGAAGCCGGGGCACGGTGGCCGACAACGTAATGCACGCCCTCCAGATACCCCCATTCGGCCAAAGCCTTGCAGATGGCGGGCAGAGTGTTACCCCAGGCCTTGGCATAACTGGGCGATATCAGGGCGCCCAGCGAGCCGGGCATTTCCCAAACATTGCGCAGGATGAATCGGGCATCGATGCCTTCAGACTTTCCGGTACCGCGCGAGGCGATGATATACTCATCGTGTGCACCGATGGCCATCGCCTTCCGCTGCATCTTGTTGAAATATTTACGGACGACATTCGCCTGCTTCATCCGAAGCTCATGAGCTGAAAGCGGTATGTATTCCTCGTTTTTCATTCTTCATTCTTCATGATCTTGGCATCCTCCGCCTGTCCCTTAAAGTAGGCCCTTAACTGACGACGCTTTTCTTCCACATTATCAACCGGTTCAAGACCGTCAACTAAAGTAACGTCGTCACTCGGTTCGAACGACGGCGGTATCATCTGCGAGTAATCGAAAGCGTCGTCCTCCTTGTCGCAGCGGGTGTACTTTCCGATTTTATCCAGGCAGGCAGCTGCTCCCTTGGCGTCGTTGTTATTGATAGCCACATCGTAGGCTTTCTTCGCACCCTCGACAATCATGTAGCGGTACCACGACTTGGCGGCCAGCTGGATGTTACCGACCAGTCTGTTCATCATGGCGATGTCACGGTAAGCCTGGCTTTTGCTTACGCGTTCGGCCTGTCCGGCACATCCGGCCATGAGGAAATTGACCATCTCTGCGTCTTCAACAAGAGGTTCTTCCATCTTCTTAGAAACACAGAGCATCATCCGGCGCTTTATCTCCAGTTCTCTGGCGGATAGCGTGCGGGCAGCTTCATCTTGATCCTTGAATAGGCTTCGCTCGATGCGGTCGTAGGTGGTGTCTTCTTTCATTATTCTTGTATATTTTGTTCCTTCATATACTTGTCGGCCAGCGGTTCGGCGGCCGGACTGCCTGCCTTGGCCAGTTTGATGACGGTCTTGCGCAACTCGTACTTGGTTTGCAGGCGGCCGCGATGGTAGGCCGTATAGATGTCGCTTGTGGTGTGATTCTTGCAGATTTCACAGAACAGGTCGCGCTGATCAGCGTCAATCCTTATCAGAATGGCGATTTCTGAGGGCGGCAACAGGGCGGCCGCCATCTCTTCGACTTGCTGCAGCTGTTCATCGGAGAGTTTCATAGGGCAGAGCGTCGGCGTAGGCCTGGTTAAAGGTTGCAGAAAAATAGTCATAGCTGTCACCGGCGGTGAACCAGAAGCCGGCTTCCCATCGGTGATTCTGATTGAGGTTTGCAGATCCGCAGATGCCGAACCGGTACTGCTCGTTTTCGACCAGCAGAAGCTTGGCATGACAGGCATCGATACGGATATCGGGTGTAATATTGGCCGCAAACAACAGCAGGTCGAGCTTATGCCGTTTCACCGTATGGTCGAGCAGCAGCGTAAGGCTCCGTATCTTGGCTTCATCGGTCAGGAAGAAGAGAGGACGCAGGCTGTCCTCCGACACGCTGAAGGTTGCTATCCGCACATCAGCCTCCCCGATGGCACATAAGAGAGAGGGCAATACCTCATGTATTGCCCACTCGCCTTTGTGCATAAACGGCCTGCATTGGCCGGGGCACAGCGCATTCTGAAACAGTTCATTGAACCTTTTCACTATCTTGCCGTACTTCTTCTTCCAGTTCCTTCAGCTCGGCCTCGTAGCGTGCAATACGCTTCATGGCATTCTCATAGACATTCTGCCTGCCATCGGCCTGTGCCTTTTCAGCTGCAGTCTGGCTATTACGGATATTCTCCTTCAGACGCTTGATTTGACGGGCCATCTCGTAACCTCGCACGACGGCATTGTCACTGTATTCAGGTCGTTTCTCGCTCAAATCCAACGATGCCTTTCCTTCAGCCCACTGGTCGATAGACCGCCACAGCTTGCGACGCTCATCGTCAAGGTCACAGAGTCCATCGGCGACCTTCTTGCGCTCTTCATCCGTGAGGGTATCAGAGGTGAGTTCACCGTGTAAGCACGCATACAATGGTGCTATCTCCTTGATACGGGCATAAGCCTTCTGGAGCGATTTCGGCAAAGATTCTTCCGTTACAACCTTTACACCCGGCGCATTGAGCGCATCCACTTCCTTTCGGAGCTGGTTGATTTCCTCGAGATTGCTTTCTACCTGTTTCTTCAGCTCCTCTATTTCTTCGGCATGCTCTTCACTTCCATCCTCCAGATACCCGATGCGGGTCTGTAGGTCGTCGTTCAAATCATCGAGCTGTTGGATACGATCATTCCGTTTCTTCAGGGCTGCCTGTCTCTCCGATTCAGTTTCTGATATCTGACGCACATCCAAATCTTCTTCGGCTGCAGCAATGACAATTCCGGCACGAATGTTCTGCGCAATTTTCGACAAGCAGTTTACAAGCTGTGTAAAACGTGGGTCAAAAGGGTGTGTTACGCCGTCCTCTCCACGTTCCAGAAAAGTACCATAACGTTGCTTCATGCTGTCGTTGGCCAACAGACGAAACAGAGCCATACCGTCAGCATATTTTCGCTGACGGTCGGCTAACCAGTTAAACAGTTGTTCTTTACGCTTCATATCATCCTCCTACTCCCCCTGATGTCCAGCTGCCATCCTTGATTTTCTCGATGTCAATCGGCGTCTCCAGGAAGATGGCACTATAATTACTGTCGGCTGTGATGGTGAAGGTGTGGCCACGTCTGTCGGCGCGTGCCTGTCCACCATTGAACGAAACTGACGTAGCAGCTGGCATACCCGGCTGTCCGATGATCATCTGCTGGCCGTCAGAGTCTTCGAACACGTAATAACCAGGTGTGTTCTTGACCATTGCAGCAAAAGCATGCGCCTCTTTCATGTTACCGGGGAAGAAACCAGTGAGGGTTTGTTTGTAGGATATTCCATCAACTTCACCCTGTGCTTCTACGGTATAACCGACAGTCGCATCGGTGTTATACAGATAAACAGGCATCTTGATGGCTCCTTCCGCGCCGAACGTGAAAGATCCTGCAGCTGTGACCAAATCGGCATTATCGGTTGCCTCTTCCCATTTCGGAACAGTCGGTACTGCGGTCGCTGCATCGGCAGGAACAAACAGAAGATAACCTTTGAATCCTCCCATGTTATTGCGCCCCATCGGCCAATTCAGGGGTGCAAAAGCAGGTCCTACAGCCATAAACAGAGTGGATTCGTTTCCTTCTGTGTAACCGCACAGATAGACTGCCATTACCGCAATGAATGCGATAGCCAGTCCAATATACAACTTCTTATTTTTCATATTACTCATTTTTTAGGATTCAACAAAATTAACCGGCAGGCGTATAAGCGGCTTCTTTCGTCGTCACTTCACCGGCCTTCACCTCTACACTGGCAATGTTGCTGGGTTTGGTCTTGCCTTCAACGTCAGCAAACTCAACCGTATAGGTACCAGGAGCCAGACCATTGATGTACTGGCCGCTTGCACGTTTGGCCGCTTTCCCTTGGATATTCCACAAGCCTTTTCCGTCATCGCCAGTGATGGTCACACTGACGGCACCCGTCTTGCAATAGTCACCGGCCAAATCAAGGCCTTCATTCTTCTGCTCATTCGTGCAGAACACCTTCTCATGCCAGTCGTTGATACGGGTGTCGTAACCACTTTGCAGCCAGAACTGCCACTCGTTCGGATCTTCGTAAATGTCGCGGATCTGACAGAATCGGGCAGCTGCTTGTGTGTTGAATGCCAAGTCCATGTTGCCTACTTTTTGCAAAATCAGACGGCTTCCACGACCAAGAGCTTCGTGGGTCGATACAATCAAAGATGGACACATGGCGTCTTCACGCAACAATTCTATCATACGCTGCATAGATGGATATTCCTGCATCCTCAACTTGTTGCGGAGGGCGGCACGGGCTGCCAGCAATACGATATTAGCACACAAAAGCTGTGGGGCTCCACCGATACTGCTACGAAGATATGTGTGCGTATTACCAATCCACTCTACCAAGTTTTCATAGGCGGAATAATCGCTTTCGCTAGTCGGCATGGTGAATTCACCACTGACAGAGAAGTTTCCGCGGGCTGCATTGATGTCGCCGGATGCCATAAGCATATCCGTTTTTGTATAGAAACCGTCGAATGCTCCGTTCGGCGATTTGCTTTCCTCGTCACGCTCGGAATGGAACATGGCATATACTACATCTTCGGTATGATTCCTCACCAGCGTAAAAGCTACACGGGTTTCCAATGGATGTCGTTTGTTGATGTTGCTTACAGGTGTGCCACCAATGACAAGCAATTCATTGTCATTATACACCTGACTGTTTTCCTTGGTGATGCACACTACATCCTTGGGTTCAATGGCCGAAGGCTCAAAGGTGAGTAGTTTTTCAACCATGCTGAAGTCCTTACCTACCTTATAGGATTGGGTACCACCGGCATGGCGACGTTCGTTGATTCGTACATGCTTTCCCTGCAAGTCCATCAGGTTGAGACGAAGTATTGCAGCCACGTCTTTCAACGTGGCATAAGGCAATGTACGTAAGGTCTTGTCATAAATCGTCATCGCTTCATTGAGCTTGCTGACGTCAATCAATTTGGGTGTTGCCATTTTTTTTCGTCGTTTATGGGTTAAATAAGACCTTCTTCTTTCAGCTTGGCAGTGATAGCCTCATAATCTCCGGCATGGGCATCACCATATGCTGCGAGAGTGTCTGTATCTTCAGAACCGGGTTCAGATTTCGGTGTCAGATGTCCGTCCTTACCTGCCGGACCTTGCTTCAAATTCTCAACCTGTTCCTTGAGTTGCTTGATCTCATCATCCTTCTTCTGAAGGTCTGTCTTGAGAGTACTGATTTCACCGTCCTTCTTCTGGAGGTCGGCCTTCAGTGTGGTCACTTCATTGGTGGTCGAAGAGAGTTCTCCATCCGCCTTCTCCTTGTCGGCCTTCAGCTGTGCATTCTCTCTCTGCAGGCGAGACAACTCGGCATCAAGAGAATCCAGCTGCTCATCTGTGATGACAGTCACATCGGCCTTATCCTCGCCAATCTTCAGAAAGGCGAGAACAGATTTCCATTTCGTTTTGAAATTCATGATCTGAGATGTTGGTTGTTTGAGTTCTGGCACGACATTGTTCTCCATCCCTGCTGCCAGACATACAGAGGTGGAGCGGTCATACAATCTGACTGCATTGGCATTGGCAGGTACGTCAACGATGCTGGCTTCCATCAAATCGCACTTGGTTACGGTCTCTCGAGTCTGACCGGGTACAAGTAGTTCTTTCTCGCCGGACGTGGCGAGAATACGAATGCCGATGCTGGCTGCATTATACGTTCCGGCATTGAACTTGGCAGCAACCGTCTTTGACAGCTCATCCACCTCATCGAAAACCGGTTCTGCAGACAGAACACCGTTTTCAACACGTATATCTTTCCAATGGCCAATGGCTTTATAGTTACCCCAAAGTGGAGTACCTTCGTCACGAAAATGCATATACAGCAGTATCGGATTCTTTTTGAAAGCATTCAATTCGATGCCTTCTGTCAGAACCCGATAGCCGTATCGGTTCAAATTTGAGTCTGATAATACAATTCGTTTACCCATTGCACATTATTTTGGTGCAATGATACAAACGTTTGAAAAGGTGCAGAAGGACGCTACACCTCTATATATTCAAGAGCAGGTGTAAGAGAAGAAGAGGATAGCTGGAGTTGATAACCTGCCAGATCTGGAGCTTCGTTTCCAGGCGATTCTTCCAAAGTTCCAAGCAGAGGAAAATCTTTGGTTCCAAGTATGCGTATCTGTCTATTTGCGTCTGTATATCGTATCAAACAACCGCATTCGACACACTTACGCAATTTTTCGAGTAGAGATACATTCACTAATGAAGTGGGCAACAACGTATTACAGCTGTGTTGATACGATGTTCCTGCATCTGAGCTCTCAGGAGTGGCAGCGCAAACAGTATTTTTTCGATTGATAGGTAATTCTGTCCAAAGTTCCTCACCGTCTTTGTGGGTGATGGTAACTTTTGTTTTCGAGTTCGAAAATGTTTCAACGTTCTCAATCGGACAAATTTCGCATTTTATAATTCCGCCAATATTGTTCATAACAATCTGATAGATAAATATTTAACACTTTTGATGCAGTTTTGATACACTTTTCGCGCTCAAAACGGACAAATCAATACACTTGCTGCATGAATTATTTCCGTGAATATTTTCTCTTTTCCCTTCTCCGCACAATTCCACGCCACCGATAGTAATTCTTCAAGAATGCATCCTCAGTCAAGCTCTCGATTCGATACTTGCAGATAAACAAGTGGACGGCATCTTTATATTTGATTCCCTCCCGATGTTTCATCGCATCGAGCAGGTCGTGCACTTCAGACCACATCATCGTTTCAATCTTCTTGGCAATGATGCGCTGAGACCTGATGCCAAGATAGTTGTAGCTTTCAGGCCTTTTTCCTACACTTCGTTCCGGAAGTATTATCTCGAGATTTCCTTTGTCAATTGGATGATCGGCTGGCCGTTTCTCCAGCAAGTCGTAAATGAAGTGATACAAGTCCAGCTTGTCCGGAATGCGGATAGCTTTACCTTCGTCGCACTCGCACTTGGCTGAAAGATATTCGCGAAGGTGCTCGGGTACTTGAATTCGTGTGGTAATCATGCTTGTAAATTGTTGAATTTCATACAAATATAATAAATATTGTACAGTTTTCAAACAAAATCGGTCTACAAATTGACTATCTTTCATTCAAAGTTTATTCGAAATCTTGCAGAATATGTACTACAAAATCGTGCAATAGTACATTTGTGCGCTGTATTATCCGTAAATATCTGTTGTTCAGAAATATATGAGCGTACAAAATCCGTACTTTCGTGCACAGTTTTATTGTTTTTCGTACGATTCCCGTTTTTTTCTCTATTTGTGCAAATCGTGCACGAATTGTGCACGTTCTGTGCAAAAATTGTGCGGTTATAACACTCTGATTTTCACGGTTATAATATTACATTTGTAATATTGCGCACGATTGCACGATTTTTTCCACGTTTTTTATTGTGGTTAATTGCCATAGAAGAAATAAAGAAAAATATATATACCCCCGGCTTGGCTTTCGAGAGCTCCCTGCACGTTTGTCCTATTTGCTTCCTCTGATGGTTAGGGGTTAAGGGGGAAGGGCTCCTGATACAGTCATCGGCCAACGCATGCGCGCCGGCCGATGACAGATAGAATACTCTCGTAGTATGTGTACAAGAATACTCTTGCTACCGAAAGTCCTCTGGATAATAGCTGCAGCATATGAACTCATATTCTCGAGGAATACTCTTCACGCCGACGCCGACAAAGATACCGCGTGCTGCCATTTCGTAGAGCCGCTGATTGGTCAGAGTGGCTCCTCTGAAATTGTATTCCGGGCACAAGACGAAATACGCGAGTTGCAGATCGATGCTGTAGATGTCAGGTGCCATCAATTTGACCGCATCTGAAGGGATCCTTGCGAATCCCATCCGCACGGCAAGCTGTGCTAACATGCGCTTTCGTTCCGTCGGATCTGGAGATACCACAACGTGAATTTTTAGCTCTTTTTTTATCATGATTTTGTTGTGTATATCATTGAAAATTAGCATCTTTACAGTGAATTAAATTGGATGGTTCTACTTCTTTCGAAGGCTGTTCGAATGATATCCGGACGGTCTGAATCCTACGGTTCTTCTTACAAATTCCCCGTCATCAGATAATTCCAATTCTCCCTTGCTGATATCATAAGGTTCTTCCATGATGCATAAGGCTACAATGTCTCTGAATAGATTCTTGCTCTTGTCATTGCATTTATCTGAGATGCGGAATGATTGCCCTTCGGGCAAATCGTGGCAAAGTGCACACACCTCATTATAGAATGCCATGAATCTGTTATGGCTCTTTTCCTGCAGCGGTATGAACCTCTGGATGATTTCTTCGTGAGTATCTGTCATAACGGTTCGTTTTAAAAATCAAGTTTACCGTCAGAATCCAAAGGTATTCCTAACGGATCTAACGCCTCAGTTGGTGTACCGCTGTCCGGCTTTCCGATAGTGAAGTATTCCACTCCACCACTCTTATCATCTATGATAGGTTTCCCGTCTTTGTCCAGGTAGAGGGGGAGCCCACTTTTTGAATCGTACTTGTTGGGATTGAATAGATACCCTTTCCATTTGCAGTACAAGACCAGTTTCTTTTTGAAAGGTTGTGGCTGGATGTACTTCCGCTGTGATGGGTCGTATGTGATAAATGAGTCATACATCTCTTTCCGGGGAATACGTTTGTTGATATGCTCGTCTGAGCTGAAGTACTCATCGGCCCACGAGATAAGCGTTTCCCCAATCTCCTGACGCAGCTTTCGCTGCTCAAGACGTTCACCTGGTGCCTGCACGACACCGTATCTGAGATAGAGCTGGATACAGTTGGCTAACAGGTTCCAGCAGTAGTTCCATTGTTGGTAATCCCATTCGCTGAAGAACAGCACGCCGAAGTCGTCAAGCGGCTTGTGCGTGTCATTGTAGAAGTCCGAGAAGGCTATCAGCCATTGTCTGTCGGTGAAGCTGGAGCCCGTTCCTCGGATGGCATGATTGGTGGCGATATATATCTTGGGGGATTTGGCAAAGGGGTAGGTGATACGGCTGCCTCCCTTCTTGTTGACCGTCCAGTCGCCGGTCAGGTTCGGAAACAGAAATTCAAAGTTGAAATTCTGCAGTACGTCGTCGATGAAGACCAGACGCGTCTTTTCGTCGATATCGTTCCAAATGAATGAGTCGTTGAAGATATCGGGCTTCTTTCCTGGTATATAGACAATGGGCATCACTTGACGCATCAGTTCCCCGATGAGTGATTTACCGCTACGACCATTAGACTCACCGACTTCGCTCTGCTTTCCATCCATGCCGATAACGGCTCGTGTGACATTGTTGTCCTTGGCTTCCATCAGCATGTATCCGATGGCGCATAGTTTGGACAACAGATGCAGGTTGTTTTCAAGCAATTCGTCTTCTTCAACTTCTTCCGGCTTTTTCCGCCAGGTGAAGTTGCTGGTATTGATCAGAAACTGCAGATAGTGGCATTTCTTTCCTTCCGGCGATAACTCGTAAGTGTATTTTCCGTCAGTCTCCGTGAACGTGATCAGCGGATGGCCGTAATATTCGGCATCGACTGGTTTCTTCTGCTCACTCCAGATGTGATGCATGATGCTTTCGTATCCGACTTCTTTCACTTCATGCTGGGTGATCTGCCAGCAGCGCGACGCGAAGTAGAAATACTGCTCTTCACGGCTCGCTGCTACGAAGTTGGGTGTGATGAAAGCAAGGCGCGACATCTGGTAGGGACCAACGTATTGAGAACCTCCCTGCAGCAGCATGTTGTTCACTCGACGTGAGCAATGCTGTTCTGCGAATGCGTACATGAAATCGCGGGCGTCGTCCACACTGATGGTACGGACAACCGGTGGGTCCAGATGGATGAACAACCAGCTGTCGTCGAGCAGGCGATATCGGCCGATTCCTCGATTCTGGAAGAAGTTCTTTCCGGCCACATAGTCATACTGACAATCGTATATCGGATTTCCATTGGTATCGGTTTTTTGATTTCCATTTCGGTCCTCTTTGGGCACTTCAATCCAAAATTTCTCGTCCTCTTCGAATGGAAGGGCTGATACTAGTTTACCCTCTTCATCGAACTTCCAGGCATACCGGCCGAAGATGAACTCCGGCAACTCCTTCAGTACGTCCTTGTGCTGCTCGGCAAACTTCTCGTGGCTGTGCAGGTTCCACAGCTCTCGGAGCTTCTGGTCGTTCCACGTCGTCACCTTGTACATATTGACGTACTGGCCGTGGCCGCTCTTCTCGTTGCAGGCAAATTCCATATCTTTGGCCAACTCGTCTTCGCGGCCTTGCAGGGTGTTGGCCAGCAGGTCGTCCAATCCCTTGTCGTCGGCCTCGTTTTTCAGAATGTGACCGATGAATATCTCCACCATGATGCCGCGATTTTTCAGCATACGCATGTACTCCTTGAAGTTGCGTGCCGCCGCGAAGAAACATTTGGGGCGAGTGTCTACCGGGGTGTTTATCTTGATGTTCCGGCTTAGGTCGTTCCAGTCGCTGTCGAAGATGAAAGCCACTTCCTGTACTCCACATGTGGTGATGATCTTCACAAGGTCTTCGGGAAGAGAGCCTTTCTGGCCAAGGTTCTGGATGCCGCTCACGGCGATGGAGGGGATTCCGTGCTTGCAGGCCTTCTCCGCTTTTTTCTCTCCTTCCTGAATGTAAAGGCGAGTGAACTGCGTCTTCTCCTTGTACATCCGGCGGAGCCGCTCGGGGATGTAGATGGGGGTTCCGCTTCCGGCAGGCGACTTGTACTTGTAGGGTTGCCCGTTTTTATCCAGATGCTCATCTGGGTACTGCCAGCGGACGCGGTAGTATTCCTTCGGTTCTGTATTGCTCTTCCTGCGCCCTGGCATTTTGCGCAGGTAGGTGACCGGCATTCCTTCGAGGTCGTAGTATTCGATGATGACGTCATCACCTTCTGTGATATTACCGTATTCATCAATCGTTCCTGGTCGGAATGTACGAGCCTCGAAGATGCTCTGTGCGTCGCCTGTCTTGTAGATCTTGGCCGTTACGTCTGCGAAGGTCAGTCCGCTTGCCGCAAGCATCCGGGCACAGTAGCTGTCGGTGTCTTCGCCTTTGGCATCCTTGCTTTTTTTCTTCATACGGGGTCGTTCCGCACGGGTGGGGGCAGGGGGTGGGTCGAGGATGACGCTAAAACGTCGTGCCAGGTGGTCGAGTGCGTCCGGATAAGTCATGCGCTCGGCTTTCATCAGGTAGCTGATGGCATTGTTTCCTGATACATCCGGGCAGTTCCAGCACTTGAATAGTCCCTTGGCGGGCGATACGCTCATCTTGTCCTTGCCTCGACAGACAGGGCAGTCACAAACGTAATCTTTCCCTTTCCGGCGTAGCTCGTGGAAGTCGCTGATTACATCGACGAGCCTGCCCTCGCTGGCATCTTTAATGCGCCTTATATCGTCCTGAGTATATGACATAGTATGTTGGTTTTATATAGCGGCCATAAGCCGCCATGCAAAGTTGATTCATTGTTTCTGTAAAGTCAAGGACGGGATTATTAGTCAGACTCTCCGGCCAGGGCCTTGAATAACAAGGCGGTCAGAGCGAAGTGGAGACTTCCTTCGTGATCCTGTAGATTGCCGCCGTCTTCAGCTTCTAATTCCACGTGCATGTTATTTTTATCGGGTGCCCTGTCGTAATATTGCGTCACTTTCAGGATGAGATTCCGGCCTCTTTCGTCGGCCATTGTCACGGTAGCACGTTCCTTTGTGTCTCCGAGCTGATCGGCGAAGTACCAGGTATCTTGGTCGGGACTCTTGTCTAGTCGCACATTGCAATATACTTTCGTCTGTCCGTTCTCTCGGATGAGTCGTTTTTCGGCGATAGTGCCGATTTCATTTGTCCGCAGGACGCGGACGCGGGTTCCTTTTTTCATTGTTGTGTGTATAATATAATGTTATCGATTAAATTCAATTGATTCTCATACTTAAACATCAGATTATCCTGCCTGTCTGTCGCTTCTCCACTGTCATGAATGTCTTTGTATTTTTCATACTTCTTTCGTACATTCCTGCGTGCGTGCTGGGCGAGAATCTCAGTTAACATTTTCGCTTCATTTTGATTTAGTGCCAAGACGGGGAAGGCTTCTCCGGGTTCGTGTGTCCATTTCATTGTTCTATCTCCTTTCCTTCATTCTTTTCACAGAATTGATAAGTACCCAGTACTTCCAGCCAGTGCAGTACGAATACCATCTTATCACAATTCCCCTTCACCCATACGGTCCACTGGCCTTGTCCCATATTTCGATAATTAGTTAAAGAAAATGGCTGAGTTCGTGGATAGGCTTTGTTCAGCTGTTCTATCTCTTGTTCGATTTCTGCCTTCAGTGCGTCCATGGAAAGGTCATCTTTGACAAGTCGTTGGACGTACTTGCCAATAAATTGCTGTAACTCACGTCCCTTGTTGTTGGTGTTTGAATAGGTTTTGATATAATCTATAAAGTATGCTGCCATAATGCTATTGGTTTATTGGTTGTTTATCAAATTCATTCATGTACTTCCGGTATTCAAGTTCAGTCTTGGCCAGGTTCACGAGCGTATTCACACCCTGGAATACTTGCTTGTCTTGAGCTACTGCAGATGGGTCTTTCTTTACAGCTTCAATCTGCTGCATCACGGTGTCACGAAGTTGCTGGATGATGGTGGGGCTCACGGTTGATACGCTGTCGAGCCTTCTGTTGGCCAGCACGATGACCTGTGCGGATACGGGTTTGAACTTCTCCAGCTTGGACGGAAGGTTGATATAACTGAATACAAGCGTAGTACCGTTGTTTAGATAGATTTCGACTTCGTCTCCGTCGTCACCGGTACCTTCGCAGTAATTCAAGACAACGACTTCCTCATTCTTGTAAAGGAATGGTTTACCGACCATTTCCTTCAGTCTGTCAAGTGCGCTCATGATTCTTGTTTTTAATGGTTTCATTTATGGCCTTAGTTAGCCTTGACTTTAAGTATATCAATTCTTGCACCTCTTCCGGAAGGTTGTGTAGCGTATTGCGCCGCATAAGTTCGGCATTGCTGATGCACTCCAGGTTCTCAAGCACGCAGTTCTGCGTGTCACCGTCTCGGAAAACGATATTGCATCCTTTGGGAACTGGACCGTTGGCTTGTGTCCATACTTGTATGTGCTTCGGTATCCATTTGCCCTCGGCGATGCGGACATAGATGTATCGATGTCCGTTATTATCAACCCGGATGCTTTCAGCTCCATCATGGCGAGTGTTGTGGGGCTTATGCCCCTTGCGAAACATCGTATTGCAACATCTTTCATATCTTTCCGGTGACATCTTCCGACCTTTGTTAGCCGGAATATGTCCTTTACTAAACTGGTGTGCTTTCCCATGGATGCGAAGATTGTCAATATTCTCACGGTTTATGTGCTTGATATGTTCATCAGTCTTCCTCAATCCCATCAAGAAAGCTTTACCATATACACTTCGTTCCGAGCGGCCCATCAGCTGCGCTATTTCGCGTGTACTATGGTCGGGGTATAGGAGCCAGATTTGCTCAATCTCCTCCTGTGTAAAAGGTTTGCGTACCATAGGCTTCAACTTATTTCCAACTTATATAATACGAAGGGTTATCAGTCAACGCCATTCTCTCTTCGATCTGATAACCATAATTCTCAAGCTCTTCAATGGTCTTCTCATTTAGATTGTCGAGAATGATAGATTTCTCACCATCTATCGCTGATTGCCAGATAAGTTCCATCACTCTAAGAATCTGTTCTTTCTCTTCAGCTAGTTTCTTGGCTTTTTCCGCTGTTATTATAGGTATATAATCCATAATTTTTTCTCCTTATTTTATATTCAGCTTATTATTACCGAATTCGTCAGTATATGTTCTTTCACGATACTAATTTCCACCAGATTCAGATCGCCGGTGTTCAGATACACCTGCGCCTCAGGATCGCACTCCTCGAGGCGTTCAATAAGTTCTTGTACTGTCATAATATTATTCCTCAGTTAAATTAAACACTCGGTTAATAGTCTCATTCAATTTATCTCCGAACGGAAAGTCATCGAGGTATTCTACCGTTAAATCGACGAGGTGATTCCCATTTTCAGATTCAAAAGGAATGCCACGTTGGATATGTACCGGCCAATTCTCTTCAGTGCATCTGCATACAAGTTCATTGGCAACACGTGAGTCTAATGAAATGGATGATGTCTTCATAATCTCTCATTAATTTTATATTCAGTTCTTGCAATTCTTCTGGATCGGTAGCGGCAGAACTGCTCTTGATTAAAGTATTCACCCATCATGAAAATGCCAAGCAAACAGCAGGCACCGATAGTTCGTTTGAGCGGCGAGAGGTCAAAGCTGATGCCGAAGGTGGTACAGAACCACCAGGCAGACAGCTCGTTGATTTTTCCAATGTGCAGCTTATCATATACTTTACGCAAGATATTGTCCACTGTGTACCGGGATATCCCCAGTTCAGTGGCCACTTCCTTTTGAGATGCACCCCAGGCTATACGTTCAGCCACTTCGCTTTCTCGATCTGTCAAGATTGCGGTAGTTCCGTGATTTCCCATACGTCTGAGATATTGCGGCGTGCGAACGCCTGATTAATAGCTTCGAACCTCGGCAAACTGATGTCGATAATGCCGGTATTCATTACTGTGTAGAAGTAACTTCGTTGGGTGATGCGAAGTATTCCTTTCAGCTCCTCTCTTAGTTCATCTCTGTCTTTCAGAGTTACTTGTAGGTAGCCTTTTCTGAATGAATAGCGTTTTTTCGCTATTGCTTTAGTTGTGTTTTCTTTATACATTTGTAGCACGTGAATTGATTATTTGCTGCAAATATATTGTTATATATCAATATATGCAAGTGTTTTATTAGGAATATTGCAAT